CTTTTGCTATTAATTTATTGCTATATTGATTTATAGATTTAACTGGTTTACCATTTATTATAAAAGGTTTAGAATCTGGGTTATTATAACTAACTGTCATTAAGTTATTTACACCTAAATCTATCGCGGCTACTCTATCATTATACTCTAACATCTCTACATCTTTAATACCATAAACAGTTTCAATTATATATTGGTTATTTCTAGGCACAATCCTAACTTGTTTTATGCTATCTACAGGTATGTCATGAGGATCAAGCCATATATTAGTCATTGAAAGTTTGATTCTTTTAGTTTTCTTAAAATCTTTTTTATTTATAGATCCTTTTTCGTAAGTGACTATAAATCTACCATCAAATTTATCTAGATAGCCAGGTATTTTAGCATTTTTATAACCTTTATCTTTTAATCTAAAGAAAGATTTATAATTTTTCAAGACTAACATAAGTATTTGATTACCAACCTTAGCAGGTAAAGCTTTATAATCAGGTAAATGTTTAATTATTGGATATGGGTTACTTAACATTTTACCAGTTTCAAAATGATGCTGTCTTATTACATAAAGTATTGAATTATAAAGATTTTTACTTAAAAAAGATAACTCATCACACTCATTATATAATGGGTGTTTCTTATCTATTATCTCTCTTTTAACTAAATCCATATACTATATATTAAATATTTATTCTCTCTTTTAACTTTTTATTTGGTCATTTCAATTATTTATTGTATATTTACATACTGCTATCATTTGATATGATTTTATATCAAATATTATCGTTATAAGGGACTTGTAAAAACACCTAAACATTAAAATATCATCTGGTGAATATACCATACAGTTATCATATATTTTTCTATTTTTTGGTACTCTATATCTATGATCTAAATCATCAGATTTTATTTTTTTGTTCATACGATAATGTGATCTTCTACTCATTAAATCTTACTAATTTCTTGTATATGTAAATCTACTATGGTTTCACGACCAAATACCATTACAATAATTTTTACTTTATCATTATCTATTTTTTCCACTACTCCATTAAAACTCTTGAAAGGACCATTAGTGATTATTATATTTTCCCCCTTTAGATACTTGTTACCTTTTTCTACTTTGGTATTTATTTCTTTTTGGACACCTACCATACGTTCTATATCAGCATTTGGTATTATTTGTGGTTTTTTATTTCGATCTGTTAATAATCCACTAACTCCTTCTAAGTATTTAATAAAATGATTCAATTCACTAATTGAAGTAGTTTCTACAAATACATAACCTGGATACATAATTTTATCTTTGTGAATTTTCTTACCATTTTTAAGATAATATGATTTCTCAATTGGTACAACAACTCTATCTATTTTTCCAATTAGGTCTCCTTGTTCACCTTCTTTAATTAATTTTTCACTAACTTTTTTTTCATGATTTGCTATGGTTCTTACTATACACCACACCTTTGTTTTACATTCTTTTAATATTTCCATTTTAATTTGATTTTTTTAACCATTTTAATTCTTCTAATATAAAATCTTTATTAATTTTTATTAGATAATCTAAATCTACATCCTTTATATGTAGATTTTGTAATAAAAGTTTATAATCTTTATCATTTAATTCAGATTTTTCTGCTTTTTCACTTTTAGACCAAAACCAACTTGGATATGGTTGTGTTTTCATAAAATTGTACCACAAATCCATAGCAGTAATTTTGTCTATTGCTTTATTATTAAGTAAATATGCTTTTTCTGGATATTTTTTTGAAAAATATCTATTAAAAATGAAAAAACATGATTCTTTCTCACTATCTGGTATATTTACCCAATCATTTTTTTTATTAAACATAGCATTTGCTACAAGTCTTAAATCAGCCATCAATTAAGTTATTAATTTTATAATCTCTATATAATACAAAATTCAATAAATTAAATAATTAATCATAAAAAGTATAGCTTAAAACCATGCTTTTCGATGTTGAATTTTGTCGGAAAACATTAAATTTATGTAATTTCATTACATCATCTAATGAAACTCAATATTTCAATTTCAAGTTTTTTGTGTCACTAAAGAATTTCTTCCAATCTGTATATTTAGTAGCCATTTCCTTCCATTGGTGTTTCACCACCAGAGTTGGATAAAAGCCTTTAGTATTTTTCTTTATTCTATATTCATAACCCCAACAGGCAATTTCTATAGAGGCATTAACTACATCAGTATAATCATATTATTACTCTTCATATATTAAATTTGCTTCAATTAACATTTTTTCCATTATATTAAAATAACTTTCACCAAATATAATAATCAATTCTTCTTTTGTGAAAGAAATATCTTTATTTATTTTTTCCTTTGAAATAAAAGTACCATCCTCTAATTCATATTCAAAATCACATGTCATATAATTATAATATTCATTAACTATCTTCAACCTAAATTTTCTAAGATTAAAAATTTTATCTTTTATAATAAGTAATTCTTTTTTGATCTTATCTTTGGTCTTAACAGACATTTTTTCCGGAAGATGTCCAATTGTTGATGAAACATCAACCAAATAACAACAAAATGCATAAATTGATAAAATTTTCTTTATAGTATCATTTTTAATACCAATGCATTCTATCACAGGAGACCATATTTTAATTATATCTTGTACTTTATTTACCATGGTAGTATGTCTTTTTTTCTAAATTTATTATATACATTTTCCATAATTTCAACTATATCTTCTGGTAGATTATCCATTCTAAGATCAATTAATCTTACATTAGATATAATATTATTTACTATTCCAGACATTTCATTTTTTGATAATTTTTTCTTTTCTATGATTAAATCTGCAATATTTTCATATAAATCTGGATCATTTAAATTAACTTCACCAAATTCAGAAATATAATTATCATATATTGATTTAGCACCAGCATCACCAATCCCTCTTTTTTTATCATTCTTAATCTGTGTATAAACCGAACTTATATTATCTGAACTATCTCCCTTAATGATTTTTATAATCAAAGATTCAATAGCATCAATCTCAAATACCTCATATTTCTTAATAAACCTATTAATCATTAATAAAAAATCAGTATTATCATTTAGATTGAATATATCATCAGATTGCAAATTATTCACCTTATTTAAGAAAATTTGATAATTCTTTGGTAAAAATAATTTTTCTTTATTAAACATTTCATTTGACATCATATTAATATATAAAGGTTCTAAACTATATGATACTAATTGTTTTATATCATAATCATTAGATATTATAATTGTAGATCTACCTTTTCTATTTGCTTTATGTACTAAAAAACTAATAAAATCATCACCCTCTACTAAAGGAGCTTCTAATACCTTAATTGTATCCTTAATGCTATCCTTAAACTCACTATAAGCAATATACACAAAATCCCAATCTATATCTGTGTCTTTCTTTCTTTTTCCTTTATAATCCGTACTATATTGTTTTCTCCAAGATTTCTCTTTTGAATCAGATACTAAATATATATTGGTGAATGGAAACCATTTCCTATAATTATTTACTGAATTTTCTAAGGCTTTATGTAAAGAACCATATAATAAATTATTTTTATGTAAAGTAAAAACTAATTTACTCAATAAATAATTTCCATCTATTATTAAATCACATACCATATTGATATTTTTATTTTTTAGTTATACATAAAAAGTAAAAGAAGGTTTTTAATCTTCTTTCACTAATTTGTCAATTATTTTATCCCTCTTTAACATTTTTAGTCTTTTCTCAATGAAGTCTTCCAAATCACATACAACTGGACCATTGTTTTTCTTAAATTCCCTATAATATGATTCCCCTAATACATTAAGAATTGCTATAAATGAAACAAAATCTGTACTTGGATATACTGATAATTCAATATCTTCTCCTAATATATGATATATGAAATTATTTGTTACTGTATAAGGTGGTGCATAAGAAATTTTAGTACCAGTACCAGTAGTAGTAGTAGTTATTGATGAACATGATGTTGTTATTCCACTACTATAACTATTACTAGTATAACTATTACTAGTATAAGCATTATATAATGAATCAATATCCAATTCTCCAATACCATTTTTATCTAAAATATCTTTATCAATATCAGTTGTATATTCTTTAATAATAGATATATGATCATCAGATATTCCTTTATTTAGTCCATTCTCTTTATTTTTTTTCAATTGCTTCATATTTATTCTTTTATTTTTATTATATCTTCAATTAATTTATTTCTGAACAATCTAACTAAATGACATCTAATTCTACCTGTATATAAATATGATTAATCTTTAATTGCTTGTAATATGGCTTACCTAAAACATTAATCATGTAAATCATATGTGTTATATTTCAGATATATCAAATTCAACTAATTCACCTAAAACATTATATTTTAATTGTTCTTTATTATATGTAGATGTACCATTATAATAACTATTGTACATTAATTTCATATTTTTTATTATATAAATTAAAAAAAATAAGTTTATTAAAATAGTAATTCATTTTTTCGCAATTCAGAATTCTTACCAAACCAAATATCTAATGATTTTTTAGATAAATCATCTTTTACAATTAAAGTCAATTTTGGATTATGTATAATATCTTTATACTCATCATCAACTAGTGAGGCTAAACCCTTCTTATATTCAATATTATATAGTTTAACATCATTAGTTTTTACCCAATTATCATATTCTATCTGATTATAAAAAAATAATTTATTTTTACCTTTTTTATGTTCAGCTACAACAATGGGTGTTTCAACTTTATATATCATCTTATTATCAAACAACTCTGGCCAATACTTATGAAAAAAGTTTAATAGCAAACCAGCTATGGCATTACCATCACAATTATGACTTAATATTAAATCATTTTCACCCACTATATAAAAAGTATGATCATCCTCTACTTCTATATCTATAAACTTTTTAATACCATCATATCTTTGTATAGATTCAGGTTTAACCAATTTATAATCACTTAAATTTATATTCATTTTCATATATAATATTGTTTTTTATTTTTGTTTATTTAAGGTTAAAATTTAAGTAATCCTCAATATCTTTTGAATTAAATGTATAATAACCTCCACTTTTATATTTTTTAAGTATCTTTATATATTTGATAAAATTTTCACTTTTAATTATATTAGATATAACATTAAAATCTTGATTAGTAATTATATATAAACCACTATATACTCCACTATTTTTTGGTACAATGTTCAATTTTATAGAATTAAGATCTTTAATTAATGTATTAATAGATATTTTATCTATATTTGTATCATTAAGTGCTTGTGTTCTACCATATAAATACCAGTTTTTATTCTCTTTTTCAGTTTTACCTTTTAATAATGTGTTTTTATTAAAATTTAGATAATCTTTTATTTTGTCAAATGAAAAAATAAAATCTTTATCTAATGGTTTACCTATATCATCATATGGATAGAAACATCTATACCATTTTCCAGTTGATGCTTTAATAATTGGTATAGTAAGTTCATAAAAAGGCAATTCATTAATGAAAATACTATCAGCTAATGTAGCATAGCCATTCTTAACTTTCACAGATTTAGTATTATTATTTTTAATATTTCTTATTATATCTAAGTCTATTTTAGAACCTAAATAAAAAATATCATCTATAATACAATCACTAATTGACAATCTATCGATAAATATTTTATTATTTTCACCAAAACCATAATAATCAAAAGTATCACCATTATAAGTTTTATCAAAATAAGTAATAATAACATAAGTGGTAGCATTATTGAAAATTTGATTGTGTGCCAGATCAATCACTCCAACTAATTTTTTAGATTCTTGTATATAATTACGAAAGTTTCTACCAGCTAAACTATTCATCCATGAACTAGGTGTAATATATGATAATTTACCATCATGATTTAGCATGTTAAAACCAATTTCATAAAATACTAAATATAAATCAATCATTCCACTCGATGCAAAATTAAATTGTTTAACATTATCATAATTAATATCTAAATTATGAACTCTAACATAAGGTGGGTTACCTACTACAAAATCCATCATATTATGATATTTTTTTATCAGTAATGTATCACCATTAATAACATCCCATTTTACATTAGTTAATCCATATTCACTTACTAAATTATTAAGTTTTTCTAAACATTTATTATATGCTAGTATATCCATTTCAATACCATGTATATATGTTTCTAATTCGTGTTTTAATATAGTATTATTAGTATGATATTTTATATATTCTCTACAATATCTATCTACTATTTTTATTAAAAAAGCACCATCACCACAACTATTATCTATAATATGTTTTTGTAAAATATCAGATTTATAATCAATATAATCTAACATAATATCTACTATATAATCTGGTGTGAATATTTGACCTTTTTGCTTTTTCCCTAAATTACTCATGCTTCAATTAATTTATTTTTTCAACATTAAAAAGTCAGTATATAATATATCTTTTGCTTCTATATCCATTACTTCACTATCTCTATAAATCAAAAGTCTATGATCCTCAGAACAACAAATTGTATTTCCACCTACTTTGATTATAATATATTTAGATATATCTTTTTCTACTATATTTACTATTTTTTTATATTCATTTGTATGTGTTAATACCTCATCATTGTAAGTTATATCTTTTATAGGTTTAACACCATCTTTTGTCATAATCAAAGTATTTTCCTCTAAACAATCAGCATCAACATAAAATAATATTTTTCCATATCTTAATGTTTTAGGATCAGCAACTTGTCCAAGTTTCAACCCAATAGCAGCCATAATATTAACAATTTCTGTATTCTGTGCTAATTTTTGATTTCCTAGATCAGATACATTTAATACCTTACCTCTTAAAGCAAAAGCCCCAATTGTTTGTGGATCTCTATATTTTCTTGCAGCACTGGAAGCAGAATTATGTGAAATTAACCCATTACTCAATAAAAAGCTCTGATCCATTTCTACTGATATATCAACCATATTAACATACTCTTTTGTATGTATAATATCTTCAATATCAACTAATTCTAAAAAATTTTCTACAATCATCTTATTTATTTATTTTATTTTTTATAAAATCTATATATTTATTTAATTTATCATATTCATTTGATCATATTTCAAATACTACAAAACCCTACCTAAGATGTTCCAAAAGAAGCATTATATAATCTTAATCCATCATTAAGTATGATTATAGAGGCATTTAAGTCTCTATTCATTATATTTCCACAATCTGGATAGATGTAGTCTCCATCTTTTAATGTTAGATCGTGATTTATATATCCACAAGCAGAACAAGTTTTAGATGAAGGATAAAATCTATCTACAAAAACAAGATCTCTATTATACCACTTTACTTTGTATTCAAGTTGTCTTCTAAATTCAAAAAGGCTTAATTCTTGAATTGACTTAGCAAGATTATGGTTTTTATCATTCCTTTGAGTTATGTTCTTGTATCCATACATTTTCTTTTCTTAAAAAGCCATGAAAATATTTACTTATGATATTTTTATTTACAAAAGATATAAATATTATTTGTAATAACAAAATAAGAAAGGAGATTTTTCAATCTCCTTTCTACTACTTATTAAATCTATTGAAAGCATTTTGAGTTATTACCACCCAATCTACATTACCAATATACATATCTAATGTTCTACTATTAGTATATGACATAGCTGATCTTAGATAATCTGTGAAGTTTTCACACCATCCACTTAACGAATATTCTACTTTATTATATTTAGTTATACCCTCAGCTGTTTTAAGATCACCTTTATTCCAGCTCATTTGTACTTCTTTGGTGCTCATACCTCTGTAATATTTATAATACTCTATATTTTTAGTAAAATCTACTTTATCATTAAGTTTAACCATTTTACCATCTTGTTTAATATATATATCACTACAACTTTCAATACATTTATTGAATATGCTACCAATCATAACATAGTCAGCACCTAAAGCAAGAGCTTTAATAATATCAGAAAAGTTCTTAAAACCACCATCTGCTACGATTTTAGTGGGTTTTTCAAAATCCTTTTTATACTTAGCACATTCTGATATAAGTGAGGCTAATGGGTAGTGTATTGATACATTGGCACTTGTGGTACAATTATGTACTACATAATCATTAACAGTGTATGAATTATCATCTGAAATAGTTAAGTCATATACTACTTCACCATCAGTATTTTCATCATATTCTATTTCATCTATTTCTATTAATTTATACTTTTTTAAATTTGTCATATATTTCTTTTATTTTAATTAATGTATTAATATCTCTTGATTTATTTTCTGAAACTCTAAATATTATGTAATTATTACGTATAGCTATTTCATCTTTCAATTTATCATTATCATGAGCTTTTTGTGAATTGTGCCAATATGTGTCATCATATTCAATAAGTATTTTATCACCTAATATATAATCATATATTCTATGGTAATAAAGTACATAGACAATATTACATAGATTTAATTAATAAATGTGTATTTTTATTTAATTTATTAGCTGGTATCCATTCTGCATAATCATTAATATTATTATCATTTACTATAGCAAGATGTTTTTTATCTATTACATAATATTTATGGTCTATTGTGGATTTATTACCATTTATTACTATTAAAGGTTCATAAGTAACATAAGATATTTTATTTATAACTTTTTTATATCTAATATTATGTGTTAATACTTTATCACCATTATTAACATCTGAAATATTTTTATATCCTTTATTAGTTTTAACTGGAGAATTGCCAACAAAACATGCAGAACCCCCTCCAATTCCAACCCTTACATAATCCACACCAATTTCACAGTATTTTTTATAAGTTTTTGGGTTAGCAATATTACCTACCATTAATATCACATCATATTTTTCCTTAATAGTTTTAGCGATGTTATATAATTTTTTCATATGACCATTTGCTATATCAATTAGGACTTTTTTAGGCAATTCTTGATTAGTATTTACTATTTCAATGATTTCATCTAAACCATATGAATAGAAATAGTCATCATTTTGTAACATGTTATATTTTACATGTCTAGGTAAGCAAACATTGATATGATTATCATCAAAAATATTTGCATTAGTTTGATCTATTACCATATCCATGGGTGCTGTGAAAATTGGTAATTTACCATTTATATAAGGATCTATTTCCTTTCTTGATGATATATCACTTAATACTTCAGGAACAATGGAAATATCATTCCAATCTAATTTTATATTTTCCATTTAGTAAAAAATATATTTGTTAGCATCCTTGATACAATAAGTTGATATAGGATATAATCTCAACTCTCCATTGTTATCTTCTAACATAACTCGTAATGAACCTTCTATGTTATTAATATTACAAATTTTAATTGTGTTTTTATCCAACCCTGATAAAATTTCATATTCTTCCATAGTTTCATCTAAAGTAATGAAATTGGTTTTACCATTGATCTTACCTCTTTGATCATTTTCAAAATAGGTTTTTTCGATGAGTGTTCTTAACATATCATCATTTGAAAATTCAATTTTAATTTCTTGTTTTGACATTTTTTAATTTTTTAATTATTAATAAAAACATTTTAATTTTTTAATATATACATTATAAATTGATATATTCAATATTTAAGATTTAGGGCTTAGGACCCTGTTATAGTTATGCCCCTCTGGGTATACTTTGAAAAGCTAGAATTCGCTACTCTGGCTTTTCGTTTTGTTTGTTTATCATTTTTACTTAATTTATAATCTCTATATAATGAAGAAAGTTATTTTTTAGATAAAGTTTGATCAAACACATTTCAATATTAATTTATAAGCATTTATAATACATATAATCATTTTTATATAATAGTTGATCTATTTTTATACTTTCATTTCTATATTATTATAAGTAAATAAAATACCATCTAATTCTTTATTATGTTTCTTCAAATTGTTTTATTAAATTAAATATTAAAGATATAAGTTCATTATATTCTTCTTTATTTAATTTACCAATTTTATTAGCATTGTTGATTAAATTTTCAGCTGATTCTAATTGTTCTTTGGTTTTAGAACTAATTATAATTTCTTTTAATTTGTTTTTCATATATTAATATTTTTATTCTAAATAATCTTCAAAAAATAAGAGTGTTTGTACTCAAGCCATCTTCCATACATTTTCTAAAATATTCTTTATTATCTAATATTTTTTCATACTTATAATCATATGAAGAAAAAATCAAAGTTATATCCTTTTTATTTTCTTCTGTTTGATAATCAAGTAGATGTCTTTTAGTATCCTCTAAATATTCTTCAAATGTGATATTCATAATGTTTTATTTTAATGCAAAGATATAAATAATTTTTGAATCTACCAAATATTAGATAATTTACAATCACGAATTTTTTGCAATGGTAGCTCAGTTATATCTATTATATCACATATTATTATAATATCTATAACATCTTTATAGGTTGAAGTTATAGTAGTTCTATTTAATTTAAAAATGATAGTGTAATATTTATTATTTTCTGAGGATATATATAATATATTATTAGGAATATATGAATTTAATTCTCTTAAGTTTTCCACTTCAATATCTAAATAAATATTATCTTTATTTAATATATTTTTAATATAAAATTCTTTATTTGTCTTGATGTTTAATTTATATTTTCCATTATAAGATAATTTATGTTTACATCTATATGGTAGATTAATATATTTTGATGTATATCTTATTTTAATGTCTTGTTTTACATTATTTATATAACAATTCATATTTCTAATTTATTTAGTTTGTTGTGGCGATATTCGGATATTGTATTAAATCTTCTTTTAGCCACATGCAATATACTATTGTTATCATTCTTTATAATATAATAGTTTGAGCTAACATCGAATGCTTCATACTTTTTACCAATTGTTAAATTTAAGTTACCATTTATAGGATAATATTCTATATTATCAATGCATATTACTGTCATACTATTTTATTTATTTTTTCATCTCTAATTAATTGAGAAATAATAGTATTTTTATTAAAATTAAAATCCCTTAAAATCTCTTGAGATTGAATCATTTTACTATAATTAATAGCATATTTATTTATTTCTTTTTTATAATATTTTATAATATTATGTAGATGAGCAAAAGGTATATTCATTAATACACAATCACTACTTTTACCAATTACAAGTTGAATATTATCATATTCATCTGAATTATATTTATTATATGAAATATTTATAATGTAACTTTTACATCCCTTTAATCTTAAAAAATATTCACAATTAATTAAATTAGGATTTACTTCATATTCATAAAATTCTTCTTGTATTATTTTTAATAATTCATCTTCACACATAATAATATTTTTTGCAAAGATATAAATAAAAATTGAATATACAAAATATATAGCCACATTTTGCCATTTCAAAAGAAAGTTGTATATTTGCAAACTAATTTAGAATTATGATAATATTAAGAGCGAGGTTAAAACCAAATGGGATGTCAGTAGAATATACTTCTATAAAAGGTAAAATTAAAAGTTTAATAGAAAAAAATAAGAATAATAAAGAGGTATTTGAGTTTGTTATAAAAGAAAATAAAAATAATTATATATCATGTAAAACATATGGATATGAAAATATCAATCCAGATTTAATTGGTAAAACTATACCAATAATAGATGATGTATATAATGCTGTATTTAATGAAGATGGTACAATAGATATTTTAATAAATAAAAAATAATATATACAATAAAAAGGTTTATATGGTAGTTAAATTTTATGATAATGATGAGTGGTTTAGTACTACAAAAGGTGATACTACACAATGTTATGCTAGTATAATAGGGCATAAAAAAAGATTTGGTCCAGATATAACTTTTTCTATTGATGATATGATGTATAAAAATATAGAAGATGTTGATAATGTATTATTTCAATATTATATAAAAAATGGAATCATCATATATGAATCTTTACCTCGTGAACAATCAGTAAAACAACTAAAAAGGGTTATTAAATTATCAAAAGATACAGATATAGGTAATAGAATTGAAAAAGAATCTGGTGGTAATTTAGATTACATCCATAATCCAATTGATGATGTAGAATCATATGAAGATTTTTGTAAAAGAAATAAAGATTTTGATTCTAATTGGAATTTGAAAGGCAAAACATCACCATTTATAAAATAAAAAAGAGAGATTAATTTCTCTTTTTTATTTTAAGTTATTTAATTTATAATTCCTGATTTCTTTAATAATTTCACTATTATATTCATTATAAGGAAAGAGATTTACTTTATTTTGCATATGTGTTAATAATACATTTATATTATTTTGATAATATTCTAAAAGAAAACATTCATTATTTTGAATAGTATTAATCTTGTGATTTGGTAGTAATATAGTATTTAATTGTTGTAGATTTGAAAGCAAATAAAATAGTTCTTTTATTTCTTTTTCAAAAGTAATATTTATGTCTAATAATTTGAACATATTTCTATCATCAGATATATGACACACACTATAAGCAATTATAGCTTCATCTATGAGATATTTCTTATCCTCTTTTTTATAATCCTCACTATCTTTTTGTTTTAGATGATGCATAAACATATTATAACCAGATGTAAAATTTTTATTTTCTGGATTTATTTTAGTCAAAAAAGATAAAGCTTCAGTACTAAAATAACAAGGTGATAATTGTTTATACACTAATGAATTTTTAATTTTTTTCCTAATTCCATATGTACTAGATATTTCAATATCTTTAGATATATATTCAATAATATCCTCAATACATATACCAAAGAAATTTTCTAACATTTCTACATTTTTATCTCTAACAATATTAATGAGATTATAATATTCATCTATTTCACCATGTATCAAAAAACCAAATGGTGAATATTGAAATTCTATTTTCTCATGTTTAATTAGAATTAATAACGATGTTTTAGTACCTTCCTCTAATGATATTTTAGAGATTAAACAATTTTTCATATTTTCAAGTTTGAAATGCAAATATAAGTATATTTTTTGGTATAATCAAATATTATATGTATATTTGCATCATGAAAATAAAAAATATAAATTATAGCATATACAATTGGTATGATCATTTGAGACAATATATACAAAATGATAATTTACCAATCGATGATTTATTATTAAAAAATAATTGTGATCATTTTATTGGAAGTGGTGTGTTTGATTATATATATAACAAAATAACAGATATTTATGATAAATTCAGTAGAATAAAAAACATAGATGAAATCAAAAATGAATTTTCTAATTTATCAGATGTTATTTCAAAAGATCATATTATTAGAACATATTTTGCTTTTTCATATAATTATTATTATTATGATGATAATTATAAACATTTAAGTGGTACAATGCCTGCTTATAGTACTAACCTTAGATATAAATTATTATCTATATTGATAAATATAGTATCACCTACTTTGTTTTATAATGGTAAAAAAATTAGAAATACATATGAGCAAGAATATGTAATTATAGATAAATACAAATGTATTAATTTTAATATTAATGATTATTATATTTTTCAAAATGAGAATTATATTTTTGATTTATATAAATATAGTACAATAAAAATAATTAATAATGTTTATCCAACATTGGATTTGAAAGTTGAGTGTGAAGATTATTATAATAAAAAATTTAATTTATTTAATTTTGAAAAAAAATTAGATCAAATATTAAATGTTGTGTTAAAAGATATAAACTATAAACATATTATATTTGATTATAGTAGAATAAATAGAAATTTTGATATTGGAGAAGTGAACGAATATAACTTAAAAATAATATTATAATTAATATTTTCTTAAACTAGCTTCTAATCTACAATATAAACTTGGATATTTATGTAAATCTTCTAAACCACAATATTCAATATAGAAAAAAGTTTTAGATGTATTATTTCTATAACAAAAATAAGGATTACCCTTGATATCATTTCTCCAGAAAAAATGCTTTCCACTATTAACAGAAGCTATACCATCACTATGTATTTTACTATTGGTTCTTTCATCTATAATAACCTTAATTTTACTACTTTTAATGACTTCATTTTTTGTCATAAAATAATAATAACGATAGTTAAAGAATGTATTTCTTATTGCAGAAAATATAAAATATTTCCAAAACCATGGTAATATCTTATATTTTTTAATAAAAAAATCTGGTAATTTCTCACACTTAGGTGAATATTTATCACCATATAAGAATATGAAATATTCAATAAAATTCAATTTTTTCTTAGCTAAGTCAAAAATTTCATTAGTATCATATAAATATAATTCAGCATTTATTTTATTAAAAATCTGTTTTCTCATCATATAATATATAGGCCATATTATCGGAGCTGTTATTGTTGAGAATATAGTTATAATAAAAATTTTATTAAAGGAACTTATTAAACATTTCTTTTCTTCTTTAGTTCCTTCATTGCTAAATATATATTTAATCATATCTTTTATAAATATAAATATTAATTTCATTTATTTAATTATTTTTATTTCACATTACAACTTAATTGAAATATGAGATATACTATATATATAATTTATTTATTACTTTTTTTGATACTAAAATTAAACTTTTAATTAATAAATTATATAACATTTATCACATACAAAATGTATGTGGTATAAATAAACAAAATTAAACAAAATTAAAAAAAGATTAAAAATTATGAAAGAATTTGAAGAATTAGATGACTTATTTAACGGTGGATTAGATGACAAAATGGATTTCTTAAATGAACAAAGAGGCAAAAGCGCAAATGATGGTTTATATAAGATTGATATGAAATTAGTAAAAGATAAGAAAAAAGGATGGAGATCAGTAGTTCGTTTTTTACCTAACTTAACTAAGGATGGTAAAGTATCACAAAGTGTAATTGAAAAACAATCACATTATGTGAATATTAAAGAACCAAGAGAATTAAGTGGTGTGTTTGATAGCCCACGTAATTTTAATGAAAGTTGCCCATTGACTACATTATATTATAATATGCAAAATTCAAATAATGCTATTTTAATGGAAAAATCTAAACAATTACAATACTCTAAGAAATATTATGCTTATGTATTAGTACTTGAAGATGAACAACAACCACATTTACAAGGCACAATCCAAATTTATCAATTTGGTAAAACAATTAAAGATAAAATTAGTGCAGAGAAATCAGGTGAAATTTCTGGAATGCCATGTAATGTATTTGACTTAACAAAAGGGAAAGATTTTGTGATTATTGCAAAAGAAATCCAAACTGGTAATGAAACTTACCCAGATTATAAAATGAGTATGTTTAAGCCAGAAACTACTTCCTTACCTATTTATGATAAAGAAAAGGGAGTATTTAGAAATATACCAGTTGGTGTAGATGGAAAAGTTGAACCAAAAATACAAATTAAGATTAAGGATTTTCTATTAAATAGAGAACATGACTTAGAAGAATTTGCAGCAAAAAGATTAACTGATGAACAACAAGCTAAGATTAATGAAATTACACAATTCTTAACAGGTAAAGTATCAACATCTTATGCTAAAGCACAAGGTTCAGTAACACCAACAACATCAGATTTTGATTTTAAGGATAATTTTGATAACAATCCAATGCATTCAGGCAATGATAATATCACAGGAATAATCCAAGATGAGGATGACTTCTTTAATAGTTAGTATTGATATTTAAGGAGTTATTATAATTAATAACTCCTTTTTTATATTAAAAATAAATAATTAAAATGAGTATAAATAATAAAAAATATACAGATAATAAAACAGGATTATGTGGTAAAGTATTAGATACTTTTGGTGAGTTTGCTGTATTGGAAAATATAGGTAAGGTTAATATTACAGATTTAATGAATCCATTAAATTATACTGAAGAAATAGATAATGATAATTTCTTTTCAAGTACATATAATAATATAGCTAATATGATATCAAATGTTAATACTGAAAATATAAATGAATATAATGAAAATACAAATAATTCTGTTAGGATTGTTGAAGATTTAAGTGGAAATGGGGGTATGTATGTACCAACTACATCTGTATCTTTAGAAGAAGAGAAAGCTGAATTAGCTAGGAAATATGATTTAGATATTAAAGGTGCTGAAGCTGCTAATAAACAAATGGAAGGGTTTAATAAAATATTAAATCCAGAAATTGAAAAAGAGCAACCTTATACAAGAAATAATGTTACACAATATAATGCACCAGAAGATCCTATTACTATTATGTTCAAAAATACTAAAAGGAATGTTAATTTTGATATGAATATCAATTATAAAAATAAAATACCAAGATTAGATTTTATTGAAATGATGGAAGATTCATATAATATATCAATAATTGATTGCTTAGCAACTGAATTTACCAATGAGATTTTAAGTAATCCAAGATTTTTAGAAGATTCAATTAGAACTAAGATTAAGGAAATGGTTTATAAAAAAGTTAAAACTACTAAAACTACTAAAACTACTAAACCAAAAGTGAAAAAGGATAGTAAGACAGAAGACAAGGGGGAAAAAAATAATGATTGATGAAAAATATCTACAAATGGCAATTACAATTAGGAGGACATATCTTAAATTGTTAGCTAACAACCAATTATATGAATCTAAATTACAACAAATTGTTGCTAAGTTTGATGATACAATTGAAAAATTAGAATTATTAAAAACTGAAAAGAATAAACCTACTGAAACATTAAATAAATTATTAGCAATATTGAGTGATATAGAAGAGGAAGGTAAAAGAATGGAGAAAATAATTGATCCTATAAATATAGAAATTGAAAAATTAGCAAAAGAGGAACAAGTTTTATATCAAAAAATTGTAGATGATTACCCAAAATTAAACACTGAACAAATTGTTGAAATAGTACAAAATAGATTAATAAATGAAGGACTTTCTTAGAGAGTCCTTTTTTACATATAAGAAGAATTATTTTTTAATATATAGATTAAAAGATAAATAATCAAAAATGTCGAAAATATCAAAATATGTAAAATTAGATAAGGATATATTATTAGAATATACTTATGATTCTACAAATATATTATTAGAATCTTATAATATATTAGTTGATTCAAGAGATAGAAGTCAATCTTATATAGCAACTCCTACTTCAGTTACTAATAATATCCTAAGTAATCAATTATTTAATACTGATCCAATTACACAAAAATACTCAAAGGTAAATACGGATTATTTTTCTTTCTTACAATTGAAAGAATATGCTTCTGGTACTCCAACTAAATATGATACAATTAAAATTCACATACCCATAAATTGGACATTTGGTGAACATCTAGGTTTTTATATTAGAGTATATGCATTTGATACATATAATCAAACTACTTATGATTTATCTAATTTTTATTATGATATGACTGACCTTAGTCAGCAATATTTAATGAATTTTACAACCCCTGCTTTATTATTTCAAGAAAAATTATGGGGTAAAAATATCACAATAAATATACCATCATTAAATGATTTAGCAAATCAAAAAATTAATAATCTACCAAAAGAAAATAGTATAAATGCTAATTTAACTAATGGAAATGGATTTAATATAACATCTCCAATTTTTATAGATTTTCATTTTATTAATAACATACAAACATTAAATGGTTTAACATCATATACATTATCAAGTAAGGTAACTACAACTGTTCCACAAGCTCCAGAATTTGAAAAATTGGGCTTAAATATAGAACATTCAAAAAATGGTGATTATTTTGAAATATATGGCACATATAATAATACTATAAGTGAATTTAATAATTTTATAAATGAATCTTCTAATATAGGACATAGATATTATGTTACTTATAATGTAACTATGTATGAACAAAATATAAGAGGCAAAACAGTTACATATACACAACAAGATAATTTCAATGAAACAATAGATTTTAGACCAATTATAAAATATTCAACAACAACAGCCATAATTGATGTTGAAATGAGATTAATAGATGCTGTTGATAACTCTTATATAATAAGGAGAGCTTCTTATGGTATGCTACAAGATGAGGTATCTAAATACTCATTAAATATGATTAAAATAAACATATCAAATGCAAATAAACCTAAAATCTATAATATAAAATCTAACATAGATCCATCGTTGGTTGGTATGTCTAATGCTATGGGTAATATACATGGAAAAACTAAAAAAACCCAACGAGTAACATTAAATAATAATCCTACTGTTAAAATAGAAACTGTAAAAGTGGGTTATCCGGTCTTAATAGATAAATATAATATAGTAGGCAAATCAAATAGTGCTACATTTAATAATACAATTTTTTATGGAATGGGTAAATTAATGATTACTTTATATCCTTTTGATAATATAATTAATTTTACTATAGCAAATGGTAAGGAAACAAGATCAAATATATTAGATTTATCAGGGTATGGGGATATTAAATTAGTATTCAAAAATGATAGTAATACCTTTTCTTTCCCTCTTTTCTTTGATGCTAATAGTGTTAATTTATCTTTAGGTCAATTGACATTCAAAATTCCAGAAAGTAGTTTTAATGATATAAAAAGAATGTATAATAGTGGGTTGAATGTGTTTTATATAACAAGTGAGGCACTTTCAATAAAAAGTATAATATATTCTGGTTTATTTAAGATATATGATAATATTAATAATATTACTGAATTAAATGCAACTGTAAATACTGAATCTGTTATTATTAAGGATCCTGATTTATATCAAGAAACTGCTATAGTAACAAGAAAAGCAATTAGCTCTGAAACAACACCAAAATTAAAATCAGGTATTAATCTTAATGGAGTTAATATAGAAGATATCAAAATTAATAAAAAATAAATAATATAAATGCGTTTATCAACATTAAGTAGTAGTTTTATTTATAATTTCCCCTCTAATTTTCTACCAATGGAAATTTTAAGGACATATACACCTATTCTAGAAAAGAATTGGATTCAATATGAAAATGTCGTAGATTATCTAAATTCTACTATTAAAAGTGTTAATTTTCCAGGTATTAGTTTTGATATACCTAAACAAACTTTAATGAGAGGTAAGGAAAGAATGTATAAACCTGCAAAAAATAATCAAGATATAGTAACTACACATGAATTACATATAACTTTTAGGTCAGTTGATAGTGATCTAAATTATTGGATATTATTTGATATATTACAAAAACATTATCTAGATGTTGAAAATTCATTCGTTGAACCACTTACAGTAACTTGTGTTGATATTCACAGAGATGCTATTTATATAATTAGATTTTATGAAATAATATTAAAAGGACTATCAGATAATATATTTGATTATAGTATTCAAAAAATAAATCCAAAGGAGTTTACTCTAACAGTTCATTTTAATTTTTATGATATAGAATTTTTATTAGATAAATCTAAGGTATTAGAAGTAGAGAAAAATCCAGTTATTATCCAAAAAATTTAATATATAGAATATGAAAAAATTTACACAAATATCAGATAAAAATACAACTATTGATTTTGATAAAGATGAACAAAAAGAATTATCTAATGATATTAATATATTAGATGATCAAGTCGAAAAAAAAGTAAAATTAGATAAGTTAAGTGGTGAATGGGAAATAGTAAATATTTTAGATGTTTCTATGAATAAACCAATCACAGAAGCTATAATTATAAATGCTGAGTTGGGTAAAGGAGAAATAAAAAGAGGTGATTTTATATACATAACAGCACAAATAAAAAAACCAAATCAATCCATAGCTTACCATAATATGCAAATGGGGGTTATTAAAGTGAGAGTTGTGGATATTTATAATACTATGGCAATGTTGAATAATTTAAGATAAGATAGAATATAACATTACTCTATAAAAGTAATGTTATATTTTTAACATATTTAATTATTTTATCATATCTTTGTTTATTTGGTATAGTATGTATTGGAGATACTATATAATTTGCATATCTTTCTCTTTGATACCACATATGTATGATAGTATCATTTAATAAATTAGTAGATTGAAATTCACTATTAAATACAGGTTCAAGATAATTAAATTTAATATTATTATCTTTTAATACCCACATAAAATCATAATAAGGTTCTGTATTAGGTTTCCATATTAATCCAACTGATTTTCCAGAAGATCCAAATTCCATATTATAATCATGATTAGAAGTATTACTTTTAGTAAATGGATATTCCTCTATCCATTCTTTCTTAAATTGAGGTACATATGTTCTATTATGCCAAGTATCAATACATTTTCTATTCATAATCATGAAAAAAGAATTAAGTGCCATATGATTACCACCTCTATACTCATAATAACCATCTGGTGGTCCAGATATATCAATATTATTATCAATCATATATGTTATTAACTTTTCCACTTCTATGTTAGAAGTAATAAAACAATCTTCATCAATATGAACATACCAATCTGATTCTATATTTTTAGATATATTTAACCATTCATACCATATTGAAAACCATCCAAACCTACCATCAATTATAATATGTTCAGAATCTGGGAAATGTTTTTTAATACAATTACTTTGTGTGTTTTGTATATCAGATAAGGTTGATGTTGTAAAAAAGGTTATTTTCATACTTTAATTCTTTATAATATATGTTTATTATTATATAAACATAAAATTAATTAGTTGTATATAAAAAAAGGAGTTTATTAAAAACTCCTTTTTTATTTTATTTCTTTTTAGATTGTTTTTTAATAGTTATTTTAGTTTCATCTTTTTCTTTATCATATGATATTAAAAATACTGAATCTTGTTTTGGCTCATCTAAAAGAACATCAACCAAAGGATCATCAACCCATCTTTGAATAGCTCTCTTCATAGGTCTTGCTCCATATTTTTGATCATAACCCACTTCAATTAATTTTTTAATGATTTTATCATCTAATTCACAAGAATATCCAACATCTTTCAATCTTTGATAAGTGTTTTTTAATTCAAGATGTAAAATATCAGTAATATTTTCCTTATCTAAATTTCTAAAATAGATAATATCATCAATTCTATTAATAAATTCTGGTGGAAACTTCTTTTTTAATTCTTTCTCAAGAATATACTTATCATTAGATGATTTATTTTCTAAATCCTTCTTAGTAGTTATACCAATTTTATTACCAAAATCACTTAAAGTTCTACTACCCACATTAGAAGTCATTAAAACAATAGTATTTTTGAAAGATACTCTTCTACCATGTGAATCTGTCATATGACCTTCATCAAACATTTGTAAAAATATATTAAATACCTCTGAATGTGCCTTTTCAATTTCATCTAATAGAATAATTGAATATGGGTTATTTCTAATTCTATCTAATACTGTAGTGTCATCATAACCAATATAAGCACTCGGTGCACCAATAATTCTATTTACAGATATTTTTTCCATATATTCAGACATATCCAATCGAATTAAAGCATCTTTATCATCAAATAGATATTTTGCTAATTCTTTAGCAATCAAAGTCTTACCAACTCCTGATGCACCATTAAGAAAGAATACTGGTGGTCTATTAGGATCTTTCATACCCATTTTAGATCTTTGGATTGCTTTGGTTATTTTAGCAACTGCATCATCTTGACCAATTACACAACCTTTAAGAGTTTTACCCATTAATTTAAGTTTTTCTTTTTCAGATTTGTCAATTTTCTTAACTGGAATTCCACTAATTAATGATACTACTTCAGCAACATCTTCATCTGTAACAATATGTTTAGAATTTGAACTTTCTTTTTGCCATTTCTTGGTTTCTTTTTCAAGAATATTTAATTTAGTTGTTTCTTCATTTCTCACAACAGCTGCTTCTTCATATAGTTGATTTTTAACTAATTCCAATTTTTTAATTTTAATATCAGATAATTCTTCTTCTATATCTGTTATTATTTTAGGAATTTGCATATTAGCAATATGAACTCTTGAACCAACTTCATCTAATACATCAATGGCTTTATCAGGTAATACTCTATCAGTTACATATCTTTCTGTTAAATCTACACAAGCTTTCAAAGATTCTTGGGTGTATATAACATTATGATGATCTTCATACATACTCTTAATATTATTCATAATAATATAAGTATCTTCAACTGATGTAGGATTTACTATAATTTTTTGGAATCTTCTATCTAAAGCTGAATCTTTTTCAAAATGTTTTCTATATTCTTCAGTTGTAGTAGATCCTATTACTTGTAATAGCCCATTGCTCAGTGCTGGTTTGATTATGTTTGATGCATCCATTGAACCACTTGAGCTACCTGCTCCAATAATAGTATGTATTTCATCTATAAATAGAATGATATTTGGATTATTCTCCACCTCAGTCATAACACCTTTTAATCTTTCTTCAAATTGACCACGATATTTAGTTCCAGCAATCATACCAGCTAAATCTAACACCATGATTTTCTTATCTATTAAGGTACGACTCACCTTTTTTTCTAAAATTTTAATTGTTAATAGATTTGCAATACTAGTTTTACCAACACCAGGATCACCAACTAAGATTGGGTTATTTTTTCTCCTTCTTGAAAGTATTTGAACCATACGCTCAACTTCTTTATCTCTACCAACAACTATGTCTAATTTTCCTTCCTCAGCCATTTTGTTTAGGTTTCTACTATACAAATCAAGCATTGGAGTATCAGAATTAGAATTAGGTTTTTTCATATAAGGTGATTTTACATCATCTTGATCATCATCATCATCATAAGAATTTTTGAATGGCATTACTGGTTTTTGTTCTCTTTTATTCATACTTTATTTTAATAAATTATTAATAGTTTCATTTCTATATTTAGATATATGTTTTATATCTAATTTTGTTTTAATTGTTAATATCATATTAATTACATCAATACTAATTGATGTAATATTTGCATAATTAGCTGTGATTTTTTTACAATCTATATTTAATATTATATTGTTTTTATACATACCAAAGAATATTTTTTCATATTCTTTATATATATTTATATCAAAAGTTATATCAAGTGAATATACTCCATTATTTATTGAAGATTTTCTATATTCAGAAATTTCCTTAAATATATATTTAATATTGTTAATATACATTAATTATGTAATTTGAAGCCTCTTAAAAAATCTTTAAGAAAGGCATTTTTTTCACCACCTATATTTTCAACCCAATTTTTATAATTTTGGGTATTAGTGTTTTGATCGTCTAAATCAAAACTAAGTTCTTCATAATATGGATAATCAATATTATTGAATACTCTTTCATCTACTATAAAAACAATAGCTGTTAATTGGTCACCTAAATCTGGTTCATAAAAAGTAGCACAATCAATATTATTATCAATTAATAATTGTAAACTTTTATTCATTTCTCCTAATCTATTCGGATTAGTATTAGTAGTTTTACCATTCAGTATAATACAGGTTTTATGATTTTTAGCCCATTCTTGAAATAATTCATTATTGTACTTTAATCCATACTCAACAATTGCATGAGTATATTGGATTCCAACTTGGATTCCAGTTAATTGATAATTAACTAATCCATACATTCTAAGTTCTAATTTTTTATTATTCATAATTTATATTTTAGTGCCCATAGTTAAAACCAATTGTGATTTCTTTACCATTAGATAATGTGATTTTTTTATCATAAAACCCACAACATCCTTCTTCAATTTGTTTATTATATTTAAGTTCATCACTTTCGTCACAAATGAATCTATGATTATCTATACAACCATCAGCAATTTCTATTTCAGCTTCATAAAAAGCTATAGCAATTTCCTTTTTTTCATCTATACTTAAGGATGTCTTGAATCTTAATAAATTCATCACAAAATTTATATAATCATTACTAATAACTTTATATCTATTTTTCACGTAATTTGTATTTTAATTATGTTGCAAAGATATATATTTTTTTTCATTCTACCAAATTTCTTAGTAATTTTATTAATTATTTATTTCCATTATATTTATTATCAAGTTTTGATTGCTTTTAAAATATAGCTAAATTATTTAATTTCTCATTTCTATATTTTTGTAAATCTATAAATATCAAATCAAAAATAAATTCATTTATTTGCATTTCACAACCATCATCTGTAATAATAGTGTACTTTTTACCAAAGTATTGACCATTAATTTTTCCATAATCTATCATTGATTTAACTTTATATGATTTATTTATTGTAAATAAATAATGAAAATTAATGTTATTGTCTTTTAATACATTAGCTTTACATATAACATAGTATTTTTCATAATCATATGTTTTAAATAGTTCTTTACATTTAATTTTATTAAATATTTTTTTAACATTAAACATCTTATATATGTATTACTTTATTAAATTTTTCATCTTCATCTATAGGTTCATAGCAATTAATCATTCTTTTAACAATACTCATTGATATATTTTTACATTCTTTAAGCATTCTACTTTTATTTCTATTATGATATTCAGAATCAGATAAAATAGGAAATATAACAGCTACTTTGTTATAATTTTTTGAAAAATATTTAATACTATCATTTCTTGATTTTACTGTTACATGATCCATATCTATAATTACATTTTGTTCATTATTATCAGCCTCTATTAATCTTTCTTTTAAGATTTTATCAACTAAACTTTGTTTTACACACTTAAAAGCTAAATTATAATCAGTGGTATCACTTAACTCAAATAAAATCTCATCTCGACTAATTATAATAACATTTTCATCAATTTCTTCTTTATACTTTTCACAAAAAAATGATTTACCACCTAATGGTGGTGATACTAATACCAATACATATGGTGTGTCTAAATTCTTAAAATTGTCTAAATTAATCATAACTATTTTAGCTTTTATTTTTATTATTCATTAAGTTTTATTTCTATTGCTTTTTTTATCATATCAGCATGATCAAAAGCCATCTCAACATCACTTATTTCACCATCATAACTAATCTCAATCCACTCACAATCAGTAGCATCATCACTAGCTTTAACTATTGGCTTTTCATTTAATATTATACAATAAACATATGAAATACAATTTTTATTTCTTGGATCTCTATAAGGTTTATCAAAATAACCAACAAAAAAAAGATTATCTACTTCTAATGATGTTTCTTCTTTCAATTCTCTTAAAGCTGCATCTAAAATAGTTTCATTTTCATCTATAACACCACCAGGTAGGGCATTATATCCTTTATATGGCTCATTCTTTCTTTTTATGGTAAGTAATTTATAACTATCTTTATTATCTATTAAAACCACTAAATCTACACATAACATACCATAATCAATAATAATATCATCATTGATTAAAAATCTATATGTATAACCAACATTTAATTTCAGAACACTACTAAATATACCATAACTAGTAGTTATTTTATTGTTATCTATTTTCAATACCTTTAAAGGACCAATCCATTGTTTCATTTTACAAATTTATTATTAATTCTACCTTTATGAAAATATAATACAGATGAAACATCTACTTTTTCTATCAATTTGAGATAATTAATTATCAAAGATTTTATATTATTACTACCTATTATATTATCTGAATGTATATACCAATTAGGTAATTTTTTTTCATTTATAATACAGTAATTAATAAGATATTCTGTTGCTGTTTTACCTGTATATTCAATATTATTAATGATATTTGCTAAATCATGATCAAATGAAATAATATCTATTTCATCAAATCTACTATCAATAATTTTAACAAAACTATCATAATCTCTAACTATAACTATTTCATTAACATTAAAATATGGTAATCCTTTATTATCATTATGAGACATAATGACTTCACGAATATCATCTAAAAATATATTTATCTTCTTCATTCTGCAAAGATATGAAAAAAATTTTTAATAACAAAATAAAAAGAGGTTTATATTTTCATTAAATGTTTTTTATATATTTCATCGTATTTTATAATCATTTTTTAATAACTCTATGAGTTCTTCTCTGGGTTTTGGTTTTCCTATATCATCTAAAAATTCTACTAATCTATTTACCAATAATTTATCTTGTTGGATAATTTCTCTATCTATAAAATCCATAATTAAATCTTTATCTTCTCTATTAGATATATTTTTATATCCATCAGATGTTGTAAATAACTTTATTATTTTAGTAATTGGATTATTCAGTATAAATAATTCTTTATAATATTTTGGTAAATAATCTATACTTTTAAGTTTATTATCTCTACAAGAAAAACATTTTCCCACTCTTTTAGGACCACCATCTAAGGTTGTTAACCGATTATAATTACAATTAAAATCACCACCCACACTTTGAGGACAACCCACCAAAGAAGTTAATTGATTAATAGCATAATTAAAATTACCACCTACACTCTGAGGACTACCCTCTAAGGATGTTAAATAATTACAACCACAAAGGAAATTCCCACTAACATTTCTAAATTTCAATGGTAATACTTTTAATTTTTTATCATACAAATCAACATTTCCATCTACATCAATAGAACCATCTTCATTAATAGTATAATTAGTTATATTATATTTTTCACAAATAGCTTCAATTTCTGAAGTGTTCGTAGATTCATTAAATGTCCTTATATATTTCATCGTATTGTATAATCATTTTTTAATAACTCTATGAGTTCTTCTCTGGATTTTGGTTTTCCTATATCATCTAAAAATTCTACTAATCTATTTACTAATAATTTATCTTGTTGGATAATTTCTCTATCTATAAAATCCATAATTAAATCTTTATCTTCTCTATTAAATATCCCACCATATTCATCAGGTTTAGTAAATAAAT